CTTCAACTACTTCAATGAATAATGTTGTGGATGTGTGGTTTTACTTGAAGATTGCTGTTCCTTTATTAATTTTGATTCGCGGTCTCTGGAGTTTCTTTCGTCAAAAGGAAATCAAGGAGTCCAAGGACAATGGTGGTTGGACTGAACATCGAGTGATTAGAATTGCTGAAGCAGGAATTAGTTTTCTTGCAGTGCCTCTAATTATTAAAGATGGAGTTCCAGCCGCTCGTGGTCTTTGGAGTGAAATGAAATGGTATATTACCATAATAAAGGACCTTTGTTTTGGAGCCCGAACTGTTGCCTGGCTATTTGGTAGTGATGCTGATGAGCATCCTGCTGTTGAAGTGGCTGAGCAATTTGAGAAGGCTGCTGAATTCGTTACAGCGAAGATGGAACCGAAAAAACAAGGTGTTGGTGCCTCCACATCAAATGCAAATTTTGATCCCTTAACAAGCAAATTCCCTTCGGAAGAGTTTGTTGAGATGAAAATTAATGATGCTTTGAATGGTGGAGATATTGCTGCTTATGTTGATCATGTTCGATGTGCTGATTCCCTAGGAATTAATACATCACTTCTTGGCAAATTCTCAATGGTTATTGGGGAGCATGGAACTTTCTGCATTGCTTGTAAAGCATTGTGTAAAGATTCCAAACCTCATGGCCGTGATGGGAAAATGTGTTTGATATCACCAGCTCTTTCAGCAAAGATTGCTGAAGAGAATGTTGATACAACTTTTGATTCATTACGTAAGTTTTGGACAAAACAAGAAGATATCTTAGCTATGGAACGTTTGAAGTCCAATCTTAAAGAAAGACCTTGGTTATTACCCGTTGTTATGATTTCTCTATTTGCTGTTCTTATAGTTGCAGTTAAATTTTTGAAGAAGAAACCAACTAAATGTGAATGTGGCGAACCACTTGTGGGTGATTTTACTAAATGTAAAACTTGTCATTTTAAAGTTGAGTTGGAAAGAAAAACTTCAAAAAAGAAGGCTGCTAAACAGAAGGCATCCAATGCTGTTAATACGGCAAAGGGTAAACCTCCTGTTAGAACAAAGAATAAACTCTTTTGGTCAAAGAAAGAGCGTCGATGGATTGAGTATGAAATCGATGAGAATAACGACAACTGGAGTGATGATGATGACGAAGAAGATGATGCACAACACTTGAATCAACGTCTCAATTTTGAGAATGATCCAGGTGTTTTTGACTATAATATGGGTGAAGATGAAGTAACCCAATTTGGTCCTGGTGTTAGTGGTGAAGTTCAAGAATCACAAGTCCGTAAAGGGTGTTTACATGCTCATGACTGTCCTATGGTCAAGAGAGTAATTAGTGATTGGCAATCCGTGTGTAATTTTTCATGCGGAGGTCACCATTGTACCCACTTTAAAGAGTGTTGTCCTAAAGAAGTTGAGGTAAAAGAAGGTGCGTTTCCTAAAAGTATGCAAGATGAAATAAGTAAGCTTGCAGCTGATAGAAGAGTGCGAACCTTTGAACGTTTGGAATTGTCGTTAAAGCATAATGGGTTAACTTTAACCGACCAAGAGAAAAAGAGCATAATTAAGATGACTCGATCTCAATGGTTGGATTTTGTTGTTCAAAAAATTACTTTAATGCAACTTGCTACTCTCAAGAGGGAGAAGAAAGAATCCAAGCCAGTCAACAAGGATGCAACGCGTCACGTTTTGTGTGATAGGCAAAATTGTGATAAGAAATGTGGTAAATTCCACAAACCGACTACTGCAGATAAAGCAGCCCGTCGCGCATTAAAGAAAGCTAAGAGGGCAGAAGCAATTAAAACTGCATCTGCTAGACCAGCTTCCGTTAAGGCTGAGCCTGTTGGGAAGAAAGAAGGACTGATAAATGGTCCTCAATTCTATCCAAATAAGGTTGCAGCTAGCGTTGGGTGGGCTTCAGCAGAGAATGGAAATGATATCATTGAGATGAACGCTACTCGCGTTTGGAATGGTGTCATGGTTTGTGAACACATTTTTTCTAAAGGTGCAAAAAGTGTAAAATTTTCTTTTGGGGATAAAGAATTTTCGTGGGAGAGAGCTAAAGGAAGACTTGTTGGAAATGATCTTCTTTATTTTCCATTATCTGGACCTTGTCCAAAAGCATTACATGCTGCCAACCCTAAAGTTGGTGAGAAGGTACATATAGTTACTTATGGTAGCTTAGAAATGATGAAGAACAAAGAAGTTGCCTCTTCGGAGGGATCAGTTACGAACATTATAAACAAAAGAACTTTTTCGAAGGAAGGGAAACCTGAATTTTTAGAGAAAGCTTATGTGTCATATTCGTCTCTGTCTGGAAATTGTGCTTCACCCGTTGTGAATTCCGACCATCAAATAGTTGGTTTTCATAATGCGTGGGCTGGTGATAAAAATGTTTTTATTCCCATTTCAGTGGAGATGTCTTCGTATGTCAATTTCGTTGCCAAAGGGCAGGATTTCTCATGCGCCCCATCCCAGCAATAGACAAGTGGGGATCTTGGTATAAAAAATATCTAGATCGTGACGTGTTTATTAGTTTGGATGATGGGGTATATCCACCTTCAAAGCTTTTTAATGAGAATTTCGTTAATGGTAATGTTGATTATGTGGGTCGTGTGAAGAGATTTGCGAAATTTACGGAGAAGGAGAATATGAATCAGTCTTTTGTTGATTATTGTCGTAAAAATGGTTTGAAAGTTCCTAGTGAGTATAGAATGGCTTTTTCCAATGCGAAGGCTGGCTATGTCTCAGCTGCTAAATATGATAAGGGGCAACCTAAATTAGATGAAGCAGCTTGGGCTCTTGCAGGTGAGTGGACGAAACAACATTTTAAGAGTTGCATGTCGGGTAGTGGTGTTATCGATGAGGAATTGGTTATTCAGAATATGAAGAAGCAAACCTCAGCAGGTTATCCATGGTCATTGAAGTATAAATCAAAAGCAGAAATGCTTGACTCACCAGCTAAGCAGGTGTTGTCTGACTATTGGGATTTAATCGGTTCAGAGAATGAAGATAATATTGTTCCTATTTGGACATGCTCTCAGAAGGTTGAGATGCGAGCAGTTGAAAAACTTCGTGAAAATAATTTGCGAACTTTCACTGCTTGCCCATTTGAGCTCAGTACAGCAACAAATAGGTTATGTTTGGATGCTAATAATGGGTTTTATAATGGTGCTCTTAACACCTTCTCTTGTGTTGGTTTTTCTAAATTCTTACAAGGTTGGAATAACGTTTATGAAATGCTTGATGTGCATAAAAATGCATATGAGTTGGATGAGTCTCAATATGACTCATCGTTGTTTAAGAAAGCGTTATATGGTCAGCGTGATATTCGTTGGTCTTATTTGCATGCTGATGATCAAACCCCTGAAAACCATCTGAGGATGGATGCGGTTTATGAGGCTATTGTGAATTCGTTTGTTGTTATGGATGGAGGTGAACTTATCCGTAAACAAACTGGAAATCCATCAGGTTCAAGCAATACTGTGGTTGATAATACTATGATATTGTTTAGACTTTTTGCTTATGCTTACATTGTTTTGTGTAAAGAACGAGGAAGAAAATTTTCGTATTCTGATTTTATGGAAAATGTTAGTGCTGCACTTTATGGTGATGACAACACT